CCTGCAGGGGATCGGTAACGGCACGATCACGGTGTAACTGTGGACACCGCCAAGAAACACTTGCGCTTCGGCGGCTCGTCCGCCGAGCGCTGGCTTAACTGCACCGGCTTTGTGCAGTTGGCCGAAACAGTACCGCCGCAAGCTGAGAACGAGTACATGGCGGAGGGCACTCGTGCCCACGCCTTGCTTGAACTGGCGATGCGCGAAGGCCGCCGTATCGTGTTCGACTTTGAAGATGAGAAGCTGAACCCGAACGATCCGGCCTTCACGGCGGACGACGTTGAAGCGGTGCAGGTCGCAGTGGACTACTGCTTCGACCTGCTCGACAAGACACCGAACAGTGAACTGTATGTCGAGCGCTTCGTCACCGCCGACGTGGCAGGCGAGCCTGTAGGCGGCACCGCTGACGTGATGATCTACGACCCCAATCTGCAAGCCCTGCACGTGATTGATTACAAGCATGGGCGCGGCAAGTATGTGGGGGCCGAAGACAACAAGCAGATGAAGCTGTACGCCATGTGTGCGTTGTTCAGCTTTACCGACCACCCGGTCAAGGTGATCTACACGACGATCATTCAGCCGCGCTGCGCCACGGGCGACCCGGTGCGCACGGCGGTCTACGGTGTCGCGGACCTGATCAGCTACAGCGACGAGGTCGATGCCGCCGTGATTGAAGCAACCGGGCCGAACCCCAAGTGCCCGTGCGCTCACATCTGCCCGGCGCTGCGCGACGCGGCGACTGAGGTTGTTACCTTGCCGGACGAAGCCGCGTTTCGTGCGCCCGTTGGCGACGAAATCAAGCTTATCCTGCCGCCGCCCGCGCAGTGCCGCGACCCCGGCGTGCTCGCCACGACACTGCGTTCTGTTGTCGTGCTGAAGGCGTGGCTCGACGCCATCGAAGACACGGCGCACAACATGGCGTTGGCGGGTATTGAGATACCCGGCTTCAAGCTGGTGGCCAAGCGGGCGACCCGCAAGTGGGAAGACCCGGCCAAGGCGGAAGCGTGGTTCGCCGGGTTCGCTCACGTCAAGCAGGATGACTACGCGCCGCGCAAGCTCCTCTCTGTGGCGCAGGCGGAGAAGTTGCTGAAGCCTATCGACAAGGAAGCCGTCACACAGATGGCGGCTTTCGTAGAGAAGAAAAGTTCGGGGTACAATCTTGTGCCGCTGGAAGCGAAAGGGGACGCGGTTAATCCCCTGCTGTTGGCCGAAGGTGATTTCACCAAGGCCGTGACTGTTGATTGATCAGGAGAAGAAAATGATTGACGAACGTATGCACACCGGGTTGACCCCGGAAACTTTCAAGCGCTTGATTGACCTGAACCCGCCCCGTCAGGGCGAAGGTGGCATGGTGTTCAGCGGAGCGGTGCGCCTCTCGTGGCCCTACCTTGCCGCGCCGCAAGCGCCGAAGGCGGGTAACAAGGGCAAGCCGAAATACAGCGGTTCGTTCCTGCTCTACCACAAGAACTTGGGCGTGCTGGCCGACGCGGTGAAGGCCGCGATCAAGCAGCACTACCCGAACGTCAGCGACCCGAAGGTCTTCATGGACCCGAAGAACAAGAATGCACCGTTCAAGGACCAGGGCTTGAAGGTATCAACCGCCGAAGGCGGGCTTGACCCGATTGGCCGCACCACTGCGGGCTACGTCCCCGGCTGCTACTTCATGACCGCCAAGTCGGTGCAGCCTGTGCCGTGCTTCGCGCGCCGTGACGGGCGTACGCAGGTGATCCTGCCTGCCGAAATCGAAAGCGTGTTCTACCCCGGCGCATGGGTTGACGTGAAGTTGACGTTGATCAAGTCCACTGACAACGGTAACCCCGGTGTGTTTTTCGGGCTTCAGTCGGTCATGAAGCTGGCGGATGACACGCGCTTCGGCGGCGGCAGCAGCGGGCGTGCTGAAGACTTCGACAGCGCAACGCCTATCGAAGACCCGAATGCCATTGTCGGCTCGACCGGCACTGTGGCGGAAGCCGATTGGGACGACGAGGTTCCGTTCTAGTGACTGTCCACCTTGATTTTGAAACGCGATCAGCCGCCGACATAAAGAAGGTCGGCGGCGTCCGCTACGCCATGGACCCCACAACCGAGGTCATGTGCGCGTCGTACCGTTTCGGCAAGGTGGGGCCGATCAGCAGGTGGCGGCGTGGCGACCCGCCACCCGCCGACCTGGTCGAAGCCGTGCGCAAGGGCGAAGTCGTGTGCGCGCACCACGCCATGTTCGAACTTTCGATATGGACCTACATCTGTGGGCCAAAGCTTGGGTGGGGACCACTCAGTCCCTACCAGATGGACTGCACCATGGCGCGCGCCCACGTCATGTCGCTCATGGGCTCACTTGATGGCGCCTGCACGCTGCTGAACGTGCCGAACCAGAAAGACAAGACTGGCTACGCAATAATGATGAAGCTTTGCAAGCCGCGTAAACCCCACAAGGATGAAGACCCGAACCAGATATACTGGAACGAAGACCCGCTGGACTTGGCGCGGCAGGAAGAATACTGCGATCAGGACGTGCGCGCCGAAACTGATCTTGATGAAGCCTTGCCCCCACTGTCCCCAAGCGAGCGCGAAGTCTTTCACTTTGACCTTATGGTCAACCTGCGCGGCTTCCGGCTCGACACCGAGTTGATGCGCCGCGCCGACAAGTTTCTCGCGGAGGCCAAAGCCCGAGTGGACGCGCGGGTGAACCTGTTGACGGACGGTGTCGTCGGCAAGTCCACCCAGGTAGAGCGGCTGAAGGACTGGCTGCGCGGGCGCGGTATCCCGGTCGGAAGCCTGAGCAAGGGTGACATTGAAGACGTGACTGCCCACGCCGAAATGTTTGACGATGACGTGGCGCTTGAAGTCGTGTCGCTGCGGCGGCAAGGGGCCAAAGCCACGAGCCTTGCGAAGTATGGTTCGGGACTGCGGTGTGTCGGGTTCGATGAGCGGGCACGCGGGCTGCTTCAGTACCACAAGGCGAGCACCGGGCGGTGGTCTGGTTCACTGTACCAGCCGCACAATCTTGAACGCATTGACCCCGACGAAGACGGACCGCTTATCGAACAGATGCTTCACATACTCCGTGAAGCTCTGACTGCCGCCGATGCGGTCGAGTGGTGCGAACTCACCGGCTACACACCGATGCGTGCCATCGGCAAGTGCACCCGCGCTATGATCGTTGCAAGCGAAGGCCACGAACTGATCGGCTGCGACTACTCGAATGTAGAGGGCCGGGCGTCGGCGTGGCTGGCGCGCGAACAATGGAAGGTCGAAGCATTCAGGGCGTATGACGCGGGCACCGGTCCCGACCTGTACAAGTTGGCTTACAGCAAGGCGTTCGGCGAGCCGGTTGAAAGCATCGGCAAGGGGCCGAAGCGCCAGATTGGCAAGGTGCAGGAACTGTTTCTCGGCTACCAAGGTTCGGTCGGTGCGTTCATGTCGGGTGCCGCTAACTACGGGTTCAAGCCCGATGACATCGCCGCCGTGGTGAAGCCGGTGGCCGCCGCCGGGGATTGGCACCGCGCGGCGGAGAAGTTCGAAGGCAGCAATTCGTTTGGCCTGTCGAAGGATACCTGGACCGCGCTCAAGTATGTCGTGAACGGTTGGCGCGCAGCGCACCCGAACACGGTACAGTGCTGGTGGAACATTCAGGACGCGGTGGTCGAAGCGGTCGATGATCCAGGGCGCATGATCTTCCTGTTCAACAACAAGGTGCGGGTCTACTGCGCCAAGAACCGGCGCTTCCTGCACATATACCTCCCGAGCGGGCGGGCGCTGAGCTATTTCCGCCCAAAGCTCAAGGAAACAAAGGACGGTGACGGTCGCGTGAAGCGGCAGGTCGTGGTCGAAGGTTGGGACAGCCGGATCAATCACTGGGGCACGGTCCACCTGTACGGCGGCCTCCTGTGGGAAAACATCATTCAAGCTTTGTGCCGTGATCTGCTTGTGCATGGCTTGATGAATTGTGAAGCAGCAGGCTACCCGGTCGTGCTGCACGTGCACGATGAAGGCGTGTTTGAAGTGCTTGAAGGACAAGGCGACGTACGAGAAGTTCAGGCGCTCATGGCCGTGCTGCCACCGTGGGCTGGCGGGTTCCCGCTGACAAGCGCAGCTTGGCGAGACAAGAGGTATGTGAAATGACGAGGTTTTCGCACCATGTTGAATACGACCCTGAAACCTGTAGGTATTACGTGTTTGATCCGCTTCGTGGGTCGCCGGGGCCTTACGAAGATAACTGGCAGGCCCGCGCAATTGCAACGTGCGAGAACGCGGATGATGCTTTCCGAGTTGCTGCGGCGCTTGACAAAGTCGGTAACACTGCATAAGGAATTATGCAACGTAGGAGATTGACGTGAGCAACAGAAATTCAGGCAAGCTGGCGGAAGACTTGATGCGGATCGAACGCGACTTCACGCTTCAGGAAATCTACCTGATCGTGTGCCGCCCGCCGCACCAGGAAATGCTCACGCCTACTGAACTGCACAGCCGGTGCTCGCGCAGCATCGGCGAAGCCCGCGCCTTGCTGAAGAAGGAAGGCTATGTGCTGGTGCCGGGCAACCTGCGCCACAGCTACAAGGCCGTCAAGCGCAGGCGGGGATAGCCCCTCCATGTCGATACTGGAAGCTGCACTTGGATGGGCGGCGCGCGGCTTCCGCGTGTTCCCGATCACGCCCGGCGACAAGGTGCCGCCGCGCGGGATCAGCTTCACCAATGAAGCCACCACCGACCCCGACAAGATCAGGACGTGGTGGACGTTCAACCCGGACTACAACTACGGCGTGACGGGCGGCGACGGCTGGCTGATCGTGGACGTGGACGCCGCCAAGAACGGCTACGCTTCACTGATCGACCTCGACCTGCCCGACACGCTGACGGTGAAGACCCCCGGCGGCGGTATGCACCTTTACTACCGGGGGCCGGACGTGGCCAACAGCGTTGACCGGATCGCGCCGGGGATCGACATTCGTTCACACCACGGCTACGTGGTCGGGCCGGGTTCGTACTTCGCTGATCCCGGCGGCAAGAAGGGCTACAGCGGGCGCTACACGGTGGCGGCCGACCTGCCGGTGGCCGACGCACCAGTCGCCTTCGTGCTGGCCGCTGGCGAGCCCAAGCGGCGCAGCGAAGGGGCAGCGCTGAGCACCGACGCCCCCGACGACATTGTCTACGCTATCCATTACCTGCTGAAGGACGCGCCCGCCGCCATCGAAGGCCGTGGCGGCAACAACACCACCTTCGCCGTGGCCGCACGGCTGACCGAGATTGGCATATCCCCGGAGCGAGCTACCGACCTGATGCTTGAGCACTGGAACGAGCGCTGCCTGCCACCATGGGACCGGGAAGACCTGGCCACGATCTGCCGCAACGCCGGGAACTATGCGCAGTCGCAACAGGGCGCAGCCAGCCCGACCCTGGCGGCAGCGGAGTTCGACAAGTCCGTGGTGATCGACGACGCCCCGGCAAAGACGGCAGCTGGCAAGTTCGACAAGGTGTTCAGTCAACGCAAGTTAACACCGATCGAGAAGATACCGCCGCGTGATTGGGTCGTGCACCGGCTGCTTATGCGCAGCGAGGCGACGGTTCTGTCTGGTCCCGGTGGTGTGGGCAAGTCGGGCTTCTCGTTGGCACTGGCGGCCCACGGAGCGGTTGGCAAGAGCTTCGCCGGGTACGCCATACCAAAGCCGTTCAAGACCATCGTGTACAATCTGGAAGACAGCCGCCACGAAATGGAAGCCCGGCTCTACGCGGCCTGCGCGGTCTACGGGTTCGACCCCGTCGAGGTCGAGCGCCACGTGCTGCTGTGGCCGGGGCGCGAGTTAAGGTTCCGGGTGATGACCCGTGAACACCTGTTCGCCATGCAGGACATTCAGGAGATCGCCCGCCTCACCAGGCAGGAGGGGTTCGACGCGATGATACTCGACCCACTTGTCAGCGTGCACCACGAGGAAGAAAACGACAACTCCGCCATGGGCGATGTGATGGACGCGATTAATGGCCTCGCCCGGCTGGCGCACCTTGGCGTGCTGGCGCTGCACCATACCGCCAAGGGCAACCGGCAGGCAGGCGACGCAGGCGCCGCCCGTGGTGCGGGCAACATCACGAACGCCGTCCGCATAGCCAGCACCATCTATGCTGCCGACGAGGCTGACGCCGCGCTCTATGGGTTTGGCGAGGGCTACAAGGCGAGATACGTGAGGATTGACGACGCCAAGACAAACAATGCTGCTATGGAAACGAAGCCCCTGTGGCTTGAGAAGCAAGGGTTTCCGCTGCCAAACGGCGACAGCAGCTACGCGCTGCGGATCATGGAAGCCTCAGCCAGCGCAGCAGGCGAAGGCAGGCTGATCGCGGAGATTATCGCAGCGCACATGGACAAGTCGAGCACGATGCACTTGACTACGCACGACGCCGCCAAGGTGCTGACCGAGGCGGACACCTACTTCCGCGAACGGGTGCCCGCGAGTGGCAATCTCGGGGCGATCAAGGCCCTGGTTGAAATGAGACTGTCCACGCCGGTCACGCTCGATAGCGGGGTTGTGATTGCTGTGCAGTCAAAGACGGAACCCGGCGAAGCCACGGCTCGCCGGTTCGTCATCATGTCGTCTTAGGCTTGCTTTACCCACACGCGGGAGCCGCCACCCTCTTCCGGTATTTCAACGTTGACCACGCCAATGCCGGGGACCAGCACGCCATTGTTGCGCGGATCAACCGCCGCAGCGCTCGGGGGCATGATCATGTAGCGGAAGGCTTCCGCGTCTGACGTAAACGTCAGTTTGCAACCGCCGCCGGGGATCACGCCGAGCGTGGCTAGTTCGGTCCACGAGGCGGGTGCGGCGATGACCTGCTGCCCGAGCTGTGTACCGGCGGCGCTTGCGGGGCCGGTTGTCTGAAACATTGTTGTGGTGATCGCCATTGTGCTCTCCTAGGGTTGCTGTGACCAGGCCTTAAGCCCGAGCACGATAAGTGTGACAAGCCCACCTGCGGCGGACAGCAGGAAGAACGCCCCGACCCTGGCCTTTACTCCCTCGGATGACTTGCGCAAGTCATTCAAAAACTGGAAGTCACGGCGGCGCTCGTCCACGGCTTCGTCGTCGTGGGCTATGATGCCTATGTCGCGCAGCACCCCACGTGTGGCAGCTTCTACGACGTGGCGTAGCTCCTCCTCAGTTGTGTTAACCGCCCGCGTCATGCCCCGCCCCGCCCCTACCTTGATTTTTCAAATGGCCGCGTCAGGAAGAACGCCCCGAACACGATCATCTGTAGTTGCCAGAACTCCGGTGAAAGGTTGTCCGTGGTGCCCCACCCGAGCACCTTATCCCACACCACGATCTTGCAGTCGTAGATGACGAACGGCGCGGCGAACGCGGGCCTGATCCAGCGTGTCATCCACGAGCCTTGTTCCGCGATCAGCACCGCCTGCCGGGCCTGCAGCTGCGCGATGTCCATATCAGCTTGCAAGCGCTCAGTCTCGTTCTTGGCGGCGAGCTTCGCCTGGTATGCCGCGTTCAGTTGCTTACCGATGGCAGCAATGCCCCCACCCAAAAGCCAGCTTAGTATCGCGCCCACAGCTAAGACCCCACCGGCTGCTTTTTGCCGTTGACGATCCGCATGACACCGTTAGCGGCCATGATGCCGAAGGCGATGGCTGCTGCCTGTGCGTGTTCAAATACCGAAGCCCACGGCAGCGTTTGCGCGAGGTCGAGGCCCTGCTGCGCCAGCACAAGTGCACCACCGATAGCATTGGTGCCCACCGTACCCCACGAGGGAGCGAGCCAGTGGATAAGGTAGTAGACCCCCACCATGACGGCTGCGACGACCAGGGCTGTCAGGATAAACGTCATGTCTGCTGCCTCCGTTTGACGAAAATATAAATGACAACTACTGCCAGTGCCATACCCGCACCGATAGCAACAATTAACTGCCAGTTCAAGTCCGCTGCCTGCGCAGCTATCGCCGCGCCGCCTACGGCTGCGCCGCCTGCCACGACAGCCCCCGCGTCCTGCTTCGGGGAGCGAGGCTTGTCTGGTTTCTCCGCCCCTTCGGGGGAGTCTTTCATGAACAGGGCGGCTTCCGCTGCGCGGCGCTTGACGAGGCCGGGCAGTGTCTGGCCGTCAGCTTTCACCCACAGGCTGAGTGCGCCGGGGACTTTGTTGAACTGACCCGCGTTCACCGCCTTAAGCACTGACGACTTCTTCAGTGCGCCAAGCCCGACGTTGTAGGCGAAAGACACCAGCGCCGAGAATTGGTTGTCGCTCAGTGGAACCTTGACGGTATTAGCCACGCCACGTGCAAACTCGTATACGTCGCGCTTGAGAATTTGGTCGGCTTGGTCTTTGGTTATCTTTTGCCCCGGCATTACGCGGGGGTCGCCTGCCGCCGACGTGTGGCCGTAGCCGATGGTCCACACACCCACTGCATCCTTGTAGGCACCGAGGCGCAGACCTTCTGACACCTTAATCAGCTTCAGCCCTTCATCGTTCACTTTCATTGTGCGTCTCCTACGCGGTAGAACTGTCGGTGATCAGCCCGAGTGCGGCAAGCTGCGTGAGAAGACTTGCCAGCGCGGCGTTGCCTCCGCGCGAGCCAGTCACAGCAGGCTTGGCGATTGGCGAGGTGCCGAAGAAAGCAAGGCCGGTATCGCTCATGATGACGCGGTTTTGTGATCCGCCGCCAAGTGTCAACGTACCCGTACCCTTTGGCCGGATAGTACCGTTGATGTTGGCCGCCGCACCGTTTGGCAGAATGAACGGGTTGCCCGCTGTGTCGCCTGACATAACCCAATAGGAAGTCGCTGAAGCCGGGTTTTGAACCCGCAGTGCGGGCGCCCCGACAGCGTAGTAGTCTACCCCCGTGGCGTCAGACTTCAGCCGAGGCTCGAACCCGTCCGGCATGTGACCCTTGATGCACTGCAAAGCGTTTGACGCCGATGTGCCGAAGCTGGCGTTCGCGGCGATTGCACAATTGGCTGCCGAGACGAAGGTTGAAGTATCCGCAAACAGAATGGCGTAGCTAGGCTTGTTGGCGGTCAGAGTTCCAGGGAACACGCACGCGGTGAGGAACAAATCGTTCACCCCCGCCAGCACGCTCAGGTCAGGGAAGCCGTTATTAAACCCGTAGCTGTTGCCGTTGAACTTCGTGTTGCTGATCCGCCTCTTGGCCGGATACGTGGCGGCGGCAGCATAGGGCGCCACTTCCGCACCGTAGCGCAGGTTGTGATCAATACTGCCGTCGTCAAACACGAAGTCGGCGCAGTTGGCAGTCACCTTCAGCCCGTAGTTCTGATTGAGGAAGGTGTCGGTTGCGCAAATCACGACATACGAGGAGTTGTCTACGAGGATGCCGCTGCCCCCGCTGCCGTTGATATGGCAGCGCGTGACTATGGTGTCGAAGGTGTTGATGACAAGTCCGTCGCTCCCGGTAGCCACCCCACACAGGTAGAAGGTACACTCGTCAAGAATATTGAAGCCGCGTGCTCTGCCCAGGTACACGCCTATGCCCCGAGAGTTCAAGAACTGGCACTTATACAGCATGACCCCGTAAGGGTACGCGGTGACAAGGTCATCCTCCGCTTTTATGATTTCGTTGGCGGTGGACTGCTGCGCGTCGTTACCGTTGAAAATGATACCATCGAAGTGAGTGTGCGGCGCGTCGCCCCCGAGCGCGCGGATAAGCGGCTTGCTGACGGTGGCGTTCTTCTGCTTGATCGTGGCCGAGCGGAAAGCGTTGCCGCGTGTATCAAGGCTTCGGCTGTATATGCGGCAGTTCCGGTGGCCGTTGAACGCCTGCTGCAATATCCACGCTGCACCCGTCCACTTCTCGATGTGGTTATCTACAGTGAACCCCACAAAATCACCGCTGGTGAACGAGGTAAACGCCCACGTGGCCCCTCCCCACACGGCTTTCTTGTCCGTCTGTCCCACCCACGCGCCGGTAGGCGCAGACCCCACTACATAGGCGTCATTGACAGCGGGCGACCCCGGCGGAGTGGACAGCCTGTTGATGACCCGGTTAGCCGGAGTAGGCCCACCAGTATCAAGGCTGGTGATGGTGTAGGTGTTTCCCAGTAGGAGAATGGACGCCTTTACAGAGCAGGCAAAGTCGTAGGCGTTCTCAAACGCGGAAGTATCGTCTGCTCCTCCCGTCGCGCCGAACTGCTCAAGGGTCACGTCCCCGTCTTCTATGTATATCTGGAACCTGCGGGTGCCGCCGTTTGTCTGTATCTGCGACGGAAACAAGTAGCCCGCGTTGGTGATTTCTTTGTACCACGCGCCACCGATACCTTCTGTCGTGTGGCCCCTCACATATATCGCCAGGATTGGTGCTGGAACCGTAGCAGCAATCGCCGCCGCGCGCGTTGCGTAATTGGCCGTCGCGTAGCTGGCGGCAAGAGTGGCAGACGCCGCAGCGGATGCCGCAGCCGCGCTGGCGTCTATCTGCTCAAGCGCACTGTATGTCAGCCCCGAGTTCTCAAGGCTACCGTCAGCCGCCCACAAAAGCATTTTCCCGGTTGACGCGGCGGGCAAGAGCGGCCCATTCAGTCCAGATAGTTCCCCCACATGGGCGCTACGATCTTGCGCGCGCAGGAGGTACTGCACGAGCATGGTCAGCTTGTCGAGGCCCTTGTCAAGCACACCCTCAAGAACCGTCTGCCCACTGACAAAATCTATAAGCTGGTTTGATTGTGGTTTGCGAAGCAACGTCACCTTCGCGCCTACGCTAGGCGGCGTGGCGAAAGTGACGTTGCCGCCCGCCGGAACACCCGCCCCCGACACTGTGAAGCCGGAGTTCTGTAGCACCCCGTCCAGCCCTACAATAATGTCCGTGCTGGCGAAAAACAACGACGGAAACGAAAACGCCACGGAGACGCCGTCTCCGGTGTAGTTGTACTCCACCGTTTGGGCTTCGATAGGCATGTCATTCCCTCGTGTAGTTCGAGTTTCCGTGGAGCACCTGCAACAACTCCCGCATTCCATAGTAGCTGCTGTACGGGATAGCCGCAAGCGCCTGATTTTCGTCCCGCTTCGGGGGCTTCTTACCCTGCGCCTTGTCGCCTATGACACGTCCTGCGGCCACGGCGCTGTCAAGTAAACCGGCAGTCGGGCCGAACACCGCGCCGAAGGCGGCGGAGCTATCCGACCCGCGCGTTGACGCGATACCGAACGGACGCCCGCCCCCCGCTACGGCGATAGGTGACTTGATCGGGTTGAACCTGTAGTCGTAGCCCACCGCCCCGCTCACCCGCTCGACGCGGTTCGACACGTCGAAAAGCAGGGGGAAGAACCCTGAGCGGTCAAGCCCTTCACCGATCAACAGCGCCGGGTTCTTCGTGGTATCGGACACGTAACGGTCCCACCGTTCTTTGCCGCCGCGCCACGCGGCCAGGTAGGAGGTCATCGCCCCGAGCATGGTCATCGCGGTCAAGCCGCCGACAAGCCGGGCGTGACTTTCCTGAAGCCCCCGGATCATGACCCGGCTGTGCGCGCCCATGGCGTAACCGGAGAACTGCGTGATTAGCTTCCCCGCCGGAGTGTTGGCGATCAGCGGGGCGTCGCCCATGCCGCGCCGGGACACGATGCTGTTCACGTCAGTATTGAGCGCTGCGCGGTACGTCCGCACAGCGTTCTCGGCGCGGGCTATCGCTTCAGGCGAGCCGCTTTCGAGTGCGCCAGCAAGCCACTGCTCAGTGTTGGCCACGCGGACGCCGTCAACTTCTTTTCCGTGGACACTGAGCAGCGCGCGTATGTCTCCCTGCGTGCGGGCGTCGATGCCGAGCATACGCAGCAAGCGCTGCCCGTCGCCGCCGACAAACGAACCGTCGCCCGTGTCTTCCAGTACGGCGGACATGATGCGGTGCTGAGACATGATTGACGCGATAGACTGCTGTGCGTCGGTGAACACGTTCACAAGGTTCCAGCGTGAAGCCACGTTGGTTGCCTTCTGCATGAAGCGCTCGACCTGTGAAGTGCGTGACAGGAACGGATCGGCCACGTCGCCGTTCTGCTGCATGAGCATGTGCGTTACGCGCTCGACAATAAGCCCGGCTTTCTTGGCTTCCATGATTGACAGCTTCACGCCGTCACTGCCTGCGTTGAACGCCTGCGGCATGACCTTCGGCATGAAGCTTAGATAATCCTTCAGCCCGTGCACCATGGCCGGGCGGTAGAAGTCGGTCAGGTTCGACAGCAGCACGCCGCCCATTTGGCGGACGTAGTTGAAGTGCATGAGCGAGCGGCTAATCGTGCCCCAGTTCGAGTTGTTGACGCCCGCGTTGTACGTCCCCCGGATCATGTCGCGTCCGGCCTTGATGTCTTCAATAGCCGAAGCTTCGTCCAGTGAAAGAAGCCGCTGCGCTTCCGTTTTGGCGGCGACCACGTCGGCCCCCGGCTTGAACTTGTCACGGCCAAGCGCTTCGTTCACCTGCTCCGGTGTCTTGGCCTTGAATACTTTTTCGCGCAGACCGGAGTATTCATCCGCCACCTCTTTAAGCTGGTCAGCCATGTCCGCGCGCCCGAACCGGCGCGTCAGTTCCACTTCGCCCGCCACCGAGCGCGCGTACCTGTTGGCGACTTCACGCACGTCATTGTGCAGCCAGCCGTGCGTAGACAGCAGTTCATCCGGCACCATGAACGTCCGCTCTTTGAGCGGCCCGCTGGTGATCTTGGTGACGAAGCTTGGCAGGTCTTCGCGGTGCTGCACCTTGCCGGAAATCTTGTCGTATATCTCTTTCGCTGCTGACTTGCCTGCCGCCTCAAAATCGTAGGCTTCCCCTTTTTCAATACCCATCGCCCGGCGCGGACCCCACTTGGCATCGAAACGATTTTCGAATAGCTCAAGGTTCTTGTCGAACTTGCCCTTCTGCTCGCTGAAGCGGGCTGTCACTTCTTCCGGCGTCAGCTTGGCGGCGCGATCCTTGAGCACCTTCAGCCGCTCGCCACGCTTCAGCGTCCGCGCAGCCGTTGCCTTCGTCACGTCGTCAAGTAGTGCGTCGAGCTTGATCGTCAGCCGCACTGCTTCGTCAACCCCAAGGTCGCGGTCCTTCAGCCGTTCAACTATATCGACCATGGCCTGTTCGCGCTTAGCCAGGAGTTCGGCTTCCTTGTTCAGTGCCGCCGGGTCCGCGCCTTCGGCGATCATCTTGGCTAGCCGCTCCTGCGACCGCTCAAGCACGGCCTGCACACGGGCCGCCTGTTCTTCGACAACCTTGACCACCACCTCCGCGTTGGCGACCGGGTCGCTATCAAGTTTCTTGAGCGCGTTCTTGGCTCGACGGGCGAACGATGACAGTGAACTATACACCGTGTCGTGCAAGTCAGCGATGCGCTCCTGTATCTGCTCGGCCTTGGCGGCCATGGCGTCCGGGTTGCGTTCCGTCAGGTTCTTCAGCCTCGACCGAAGTTCGCCGCGCTTCCCCAAGTACGCCTTCAGCTCGTCCCCGCCGCGCGTCAGTATCGACTTTACTTCCTGCTGTGCTGTGGCGCGTGCTTCGCCTGTCGAACTGCGTACCCGGCTTTTCGCTGAACTCAGGTCGTCAATCAGATCGTTCAGGTGTGAGTGCTGCGTGTCAAGCTTATCACCTTCGGCCTTGATTTCAGTGATGCGGCCGGATCGCGCCTCGCCGCTTAGTTGAATGTCTTCTGTGCGGGTTCTGTGCAGCGCCCGCTTTGCCGTAACCACTGCCGCGTCTTCGACATAGCTTGCGGCCATGCGGTCCGCGTAGTGCTTGCCGATCACGTCAAGGAACTCGCCTTCGGACGCGAGCAATCGGTCGCGGTTGTACACACGGCTGAAATAGCTGGCCGCCGTCTTCACGTCCAAATCTGTTTCCTTGAGCAACCCGAGCTTGATCGCGTCGTTGGTAAAGTCATCGAACATCTTGCGGTAGGCTTGCGCGGCACGGGCCACGAACGGGTTGTCCGACTGGTCAAGGTTGCGCATGGCCACGCCGACCGCGTTGTTAAAATCAGTCTCCGACATGCGGACACCACTGCCGCGCATTTCCTTGTACGCAAGCCGTGACTGGGTTCCGGCTTCAGCCAGCCACGACGCCACCCGCGTGCGGACTGCTGCTTCAGCAGACACACCTGTGGTGTCGCCCGCCGAGTGCATGGCGCGGTAAATTGTATTCTCGTAGACGTTACCGGCTACTTGACGCGCCGAGGCAGCGTATCTTTGGGTAGCTCGTAGAACCGGGTTGAAGTCAGATGTTGCCTTGACGGCGACGTTGGCGGCCTTTCCTTCAACCGCGAGTTCTGCTGTTGTGCGCTTAACGTCGATGGGGTCCACAAAGAACGCACCATCGGCCACGTCAGCGCCCACACCACTTGATAAGTGTTCATTTGGCTTTACTCCGGCTTGAATGTCAGTGACATTCGCTAAAGCCCCCTCAACGCCCTTGCGCTCAGCCCGGCTCAGAAGCGCCGAAGCGCCCCCGCCGAGAAGCGAACCGATAACCACAGCTGCGCCAATGTTGACGTAGCTTTCTCCACTTGTACGGGTGAACTGTGACGACTGTAACGCGGCTTCCTGCACTCCGGCTCCAAGGCCCGCTGCTGCGCCGGTCAGCAACGCGCTCTTGAGTGTCAGGTAGCCGCCCCTGGCACCGCGCACCACAGCGCCGCCGGGGATCAGCGAAGGCAAGTCGATAGCGCCCGCCGCGATGCGCGCGAAGGTGCCCGGCCAGCCCGCTGCTTCAAGCGTCTGCTTGTCCTGTTCTTCACGGGTGATCTGCGCACGTATTGCATCGGCTCTCCGAGTGTTCAATACGCCGAGAAAAGCGTCTTCGTAGCCCTGCATGTTGTGGGTTCTCACATACTCTACCGGGTCGTACTTTCCGTCATCCTTGTTATCCAGCCCTGCGTCTTCGCGGGAAAACAGCGACACAGTGGAGTTGTCCGTGCGGAAGGCGGCGGCCCATACTGACCGGCTTGCTTCCTCCTTGGCGCGCGCCAGTTTGTCCGGTGTGTCGTAGCCCGCCTTGTCGTCGTATAAGGGACGGGCACTTGGGTCGAAAAATATGTTCGCGTCCCCTGCGTTGCGCGCCAATTCTTCAAATGACATAAGCATATCTACATACCCCCGAAGTCTTGCTTGGTGCGGCGCAGTTCATACATCTGGCTTTCGAGCGCCTGTATCTGCTGCTCGACGTAGTACACTTCACCAGGGTCTTCTTCCCTCATGCGGATCACATCACGCTTCAGCTTCTCAACCGCTTTCTGTTTAGCCACGATCTGGCTGTCTATGTCGGTGTTAAAGTTCTTCTGCCGCGCCGCGTTCTTCTCACGATCAACGCGAAGCTCGTGGTTCTTTGCACGCTGCTCGCCTTCCGGCGTGGTGAACATGACTGGCGGCAGTTCGCGCTTCATCCCGTATCGACCCTGCACTGTCCGGCTGCTCGCCGGATCAGCGGCTGCCCCCGTTGTAGCGGCTGCCCCCGTTGTAGCGGCTGCGTTGTGTTCGTTTACGTAAGCGTCGATATCTGGAAAGAACACCCCCGGCACAGTGAGCAAAGACAGTTGCTGATCCTCCAACGGGACACCTTCTTTAGGCTCGCCCGGAAGCACCTGCACTTGGTAGGGAACCGAATAGAAGCTGGTCTGCTGGTTTGGGTCTCCTGCGTCTTTGCGGCTTATCCTCATGGGGTGGCCGCCAAACGCCGCACGGGTGGATACCCCGTCTGCGTTGACTGGAAGCAGCAGTATACGTGAAGGGTCGGCTACGATTCCAAGTTCTTCTAGCACACGCTTGGCCGCTTGCTCATTTACCCACCTATGACCGTCGCTCGCGCCAGGCAGCGCGGGCAGCCCCGACTTCGAGGGCGGCATGTGCATAAGCACCCCGTTCTGCTTGCCGAACTGCTTCTCCATGTGGAGGTCCGCATAGTTCATCGCCATGTCGGTGTCGTGGTACAGGCTGAAGCCCTCCACCGCGAAGTCACGGTAGAACCCTTCTATGCTGCCCCGCTGACCCCCGATAGGAAGCTCCGCCGAAAACTTAGACCGCAGGCGTTGGTCAACCTTCTCCTGTGTGAGAGCATCCTTGGTGAACTGGTCTATGGCTTCTTTCTTAAGCGGGTCGAGCGCGGGACGCCTCATTTCTTCCGTCATTCGCGCCAAAGCTGCTTCTGTTGAAGGGGACACAGAAGTTAAGTGGTCAAACCTAAGCACCTGCTTCTCTATTTCGGCCCCGCCTTCAACCCCCGCAAAGGCGTTGACATTGTTCCTCATCATGCCGGAAGCTGTGATAAGCGCCGCGCCCATCTTCTGCGGGTCATTCGACACAAGTGCGCCACGAAGCGCCAGGCCAAGTTTTGGCGGTACGATGCCGGTTGTATTAAATATCGAGCTACCTACCGCTGCCGGGTCTTCGCCTGCCTTGACGCGGCGATCATACACTGCTGCCACACCGTCCTTGTCATCCTTGTCAAACGGGTTGCCGCCGCCCCGCTCCATAACCCTTGCGCCATGGTTGTAGTCGGTGTCTTTCTTGTCACGCTCGCGCATGATCGTTTCGGCTTTTTGGATATGCTCGAAGTCCGTCAGTGTGCCGTCACGCCTCGCCTGCTGGTAGGCGGCTTCAGGTGTCGGGCCTTCCTTCAGGTCGATGTACAACTGATTGCGTGAAGCATCACCTTCGGCAGCAGCACGCGCCTTCGCGTCCGCTTCGTCCTGCGCCAGCTTGCGCTGCGCCAGTTCGTTGATCTGGTAATTCTGGTCAGCGGTCAGGTAGCTACCAGAGCGTGTCGGCTGCGTCTGTATCTGGTTCCCGGTGTCTTGAGCCGACGACTTGCCTACCACCACCCCTGTGTCGATCATACGGGCTTCAGACTGACGACGGTTTCGGTTTACCCCGCCGTTATCAGCACCAAGCACTGCGACTGCCTGCGCCAGTGCACTCTTATTGCCGGACTTCGCTGCCTGCACAACCTGTGCGAAGTGGCCCCCGTTCCACGCCCCCGCGCCGTAATTGTACGACAATGACACCATGACAGCCTTCGCCGCCGGGCTCAGCTTGTCGAATGCGGGGCCGATGGCTTTGCGCGTGGCAGGTAAGAACTCGGTGCCGATGCGCCGGTCAAGGTCACGCTCCGCGTCTTCACGCGAAACTCGCATCCCCGGCGCGATGCGAACAACCGATCCGTCGGCCTTCGTCAGTGTGTCGCTCCCGTAGCCCGCACGGTACGCTGTGCTATCCCACTTCGGCGTGGATATAAAACCTTCCTTGGCACGGATCAGTGACTTGTAGTTCGTGTACATGCTTTCTTCCTGCGGCGACGCAGGTTCCTGCATGTTCGCGCCGACGTAGCCCGCCGGGTCGCTCACCGCGCGCGACCGCTCGGCGTCGAAGGCCAGCGCGTTTCGCACTTCCGCTTTCTTCTGCGCCTTCTCAAGCGGTGTCAGCGGGGACTTGTCGATTAGGTCTTCCTGCTGCTTCAGAAATAGATCAAACGCTTTCGGGTCGTTTGACAC